AGAAGATTTCATCGACGGCGCTTTGGGTAATGGCATCCTTGTCGATCGCTGCTTCGAGATCTCTGGCAATGAATTCACCGCCCCGCGTACCCACACTGGTGACATCAAGTTCGGTCACCATGCGCTTCGATATCAGCGGTGACAGGTAGCCGGCGTCGATCAATTCGCGCACCGATACCTCATAGGCAATATCGGTGAAGATCGAGTCATCACCTTCGTGCAGCATGCCGGAATCAAGACGGTACGGCGTGGCGGTCAGGCCGATTACCTTCAACAGCGGGTTGATGCGCTTCAGGCCATCAAGGAAGCGGCGATACATGGTGTTCGACGAGCGCGGAATCAGGTGGGCCTCGTCGATCAGCACCAGGTCGCACTGCTGTACGTCATAGATCCGCTTGTGAATGGACTGGATACCGGCAAACAAGATTTGCGCCCCGATGTCCCGCTGCTTGAGTCCTGCCGAATAGATGCCAGCCGGGGCCTCAGGCCAGAGTCGCTTGAGTTCAGCGTGGTTCTGCTCGATCAGTTCGCGCACATGGGTAACGATCAGGATGCGTTGGTCCGGGAAAGCCTTCAACACACCTTCCACAAACGTCGCCATGACCAGCGACTTGCCGCCGGCCGTCGGGATGACCACCAACGGATTGCCGGTGTCGGCATGAAAGTAGTTGTAGATGCCCTGGATGGCGCCACTTTGATAGGAACGTAAGGTAAGACTCATGCGGATACTCCTGTGTAGGTGTTCGTGTATTTGTTGAATCCGGTATCCCGCCAGCGGTCACCGCCGGGAAGCAGGTACTCAACCCAATCCTCACCAGCATCAACTTGCTGCGCTGGTACCAACTGCGGCAAATAGAGGTGGAACTCGCACGCACCACGCTGATCCACCTCTGTGAGGAATCGTTGATGCCGGCTGCACTGCCAGCCACTCTCGACCGGCGTGGAGTGCAGACAAGTTCGGCAATTGACCTGGGCGGCGACCGCGCCATCACGCTCGCCATGGCACAGCGCTGCGTGATTACAAAACCGGCACTGGTACCAACTCGGGTCGTCCGTCATGCGCGGCGGCGGTGCCATCGAAAATATGATTCGTCCGGCCTTGTCGATCAGGCGCTCGGCAAAGGCCTGGTCAACTTCAATGCGCTCCACGTACAGGTCGTCGGTATCCTTATTGACGGCCAGGTACATGGCCCGGGCGATGCCGGTCAGGTGCATGTAGATTTGCATCTGGGCGAAGTGCTGCGGTTTGCTGTCCCGCACCCTCTTGGCCACGAGGTCACCGAAACTCTTGTTCGAGTGGGTCTTGAACTCGAGTACATGCCAGGTCTTTGGCGCTTCCAGCAGGTTGATGGCGACGCCATCGAGTGACCCGCCGAAGTGGCCGCCGTGGGCCTTCACCTGAAGCTGCCGCCCAGTCTCCGGATCCACTTCCAGCACCGTTGCGCCGGTGCGGCGCAGATTGACAACCAGCCGGGATTCTTCAAGCTGGCCGGTTTCGAACAAGCGCAACAGGCGACCGGGGTGATCACTGCGTGTGACCCAGCGGAAGTCATACCAGAGTGCACGTTCGCAGTCCTTGCCGATGAGCGATGCACCCAGGTGGCTGCGAAAGCCGTCGCCGGCATCTGCCGCATACGCGGCAAAGATGGCATCCCTGGTGGGACAAGAAATGGCAGGCAGCTCAGCCATGCTGCTTCCCTTGGGCTTCATGAAGTTGCTTGGCCTGACTGACAAGACCGGCCCACCGCTCATCAGTACATTCGCTGCGCAGAACTTCAATCAGCGTGTCCTTGAAGCGATCACGTTGGCCTCCCTGGTTGAGCACCGCAATGTGTGCCGTCAGTTCCGCCATCTCCTGCTGTTTGAGGCGAAGTGCAGTTTTGGCACGGTGAAACCAGGCCGGATCCAGACCTTTCTTGTCCGCCTGACGACGAATATCCGTCGTGGCGATCTGGATACGGATGGAGGCAATTTCACCCTGCAGCGCGACCAGGCGGTCCCGGCATTCCTGCCGGGAAGCTGGCAAACGCAAGGTTTCGGTCTGATTGAACTGGTCGCGCATGGCTGGCAGCACCGATCAGGCCTGACGCTTCCATGGCAAGCCGTTCGCTGCCGGCGTATTGGGCGGAGCCACGGTCGTTACCGTTGCAGAACGGAACCCTGAATTGCTAGGCGCCGGGGCTGCGACGGCATCAGCGTTGCGTGGCAAATAGCGAATGGAGTTGCTTTCACCGTACATGCCCTTGGGCGGCCGGACGCGGACGTCTGCAATCAGCGGGATCATGTGCAGTTGCTCGCTGTTGCTGACTTGCATCTTGCCGACAGCGCGGCAGATCGACGACAGGGTGCGCTGGGCAATCTGTACCGCATCTGCGTTGGCGTTGACCAGGTTCAGGCGGTCAAACAGTTTCCGCCCGGCGTATTGGCCGTCGAGAATGTCGACTTCCAGATACAGGTACTGGCCGTTACCGTCCTTGGTGACGCGCATTTCACTGGCAACAATCTGTGCCAGATACTTGCCGGGTGGCAGGACCTCGTAGCCATTGCTCGGTTCAATGGAGGATGCGTCGAAGGTGTGTCCGAATGAAGCCATGGTATTTCTCCTTTTTCAGGTGCGGGTGGTGGTGGTTTGCGACGGGGAAAACGTGGGTTGAAGTGACTCAGGCATCGCCTGGATGAAGCTCTGCCAGTCCAGCGGCAAGGTGTCCGGCAGGCCGTAGCGGTTTTTTGCCAGGAAGGCGGGCCGCTCGGCGGTGTGAATGACCCGTTCACCGGACCCCATGGCCCGGTTCACCTTCTTGTTGAAGCCGACATCGGCCTTCACTGTGCTGATGCGATAGTTGGCGAACAGGACAAGATCCGAGTGCTCCTGCAGCAGGGCCGCAGCGCGGGTGTGGAGCTTGATGACGTAACGGTCGTAGGGGTCGTGCTCGGGACTATCGAAGCGCTTGATGTCGGTGTGGGCGATCTGGATGACCGTCATGCCACGGTCGTCACGCAAGGCGTTCAGACCGTCGATGTACTGGCGCCAGAGATTGAGCGCCGCGACGTAGCCTTTGCCGTAACCGGCATCTTCAATCGAGGCCCAGCCGTTGTCGCGGCAGGCCCGGCCCCACACCAGCGGCTCCAGCCAATCGACGCTGTCGACAACGACCGTCTTGAAGTCATGGCTCTCGGTGTAGAGCGCCGCCAAGGCGTCAATCACATCCTCAAAGGTGCGCGCGAGCGGAAAATGTGACGTTGCCAGGGTGCCGAGCCCATCCTCGGTCTGCACGAATACGGGGGCATTGGCGTCGGCCGCGAAGGTGGTTTTGCCAACACCGGCGACACCGTGAATCAGGATGCGCGGTGGCTTGGGAGAGTTGGTGCGCATCAGTTGAGCGAGTGAAATTGCCATCACACACCTCCGCCGAAATGGCTGTCATTGGCGGCCTGAGCCTTGGCCAGTTCCAGCTTGTAGATGGGTTTCCCGGTCTTCAGCGTGCGGGCCGGCTCGAACAGATTGCGGACTGCCGCAGGCCAGGCGCCATACTTGGTTTCGGAAACCTTGATCTCGATGGCAACGTATTCCTCGGGGTTTTCGCCCCACTTGCGTAGTGCCTCGACAGCCTCCTTGAGTTTTTTCTGGTCGTACTCGGTGCGCTTTGGCAAATCGGCGATGACGACGTAACCGTCTTCCTCGAAGCGCACGGTGCCGGTGGTTTTGCCGGCCTCCTGGCGAAGTTGTTGCGCACGGTCGGCAAAGCGGTGATTCATCACAGACTGCAGAAACAATTTGTACTGACCGACGGCCTTTTCCGTTGAGGCGACTCGCTGGAGCAACCGGTCGAGTTCGGCGATCGGCAGATGCTCAAGTTCCGCCATGTAAAGCTGGCCCAGTTCGTCCAGGACTTCGGGTTCGTGAATCATGGTTAGCTCTTTCAGTGAGGGTGGCGGGAAATAGCGGCGGTGTTGGCTTGACGCAAACGTGACCGGATCTCGGGAGGTTTCAGGGAACTGCCGGACCGGATGGCGAGGTAACGGTAGTGGCTGTCACCGACCTTCACGCTGAACAGGTGCACCAGTCCGAGTTCGCAGGCAATCCAGGCGCGGCGGGCAACGGAATGGACACGGGCGCGATCCTTCGTCGACAAATCACTGGCTACTGCAGAGCGATCAAGCAACAGGAGTCCTTCGTGGTACTGAATGGACTGGCCCACGAGCGCGCCGGCAATCCAGTCGCACAAGCCAGCCTCGGTCAGCGGCGCCGGTGGTACGTGCGTCGACTGAATTCCGGTGCGACCAACATCCACGGCCAGGCCAACTTGGCTGTGTGTGGTGTTCGTCAATTTTTCGGTTGCAAGCAAATCAGTCTCCCTGGACGTGTTGGTCGGTTTTGTCTTTCAGGCACCGGCCGGATCGGGTAGCGGCTTTTTGGCGTCTTGAAGGTTCATACCGGGCGAGGTGGTTGTTTTTCTCAAGGCACTCGGCACCGATCAAGCTGCGGCTCGGAAGCCGAACATGCGCAGATGCATCTGTAGATCGGAAACCCGGCGGTAGAACGTGGCGATTGCGATGCCAGAGGCCTTGCAGGCGCTGGGAAGGTCCTGGTGGGCGCTGAGCAGCTGAAACAGTTCTGCCTGCTCGTCGTTCATGTGGGCCAGGGCCGTCTCCAGGTCACGGAGGGCATCTGTGTCCGAGAACAGATCACTGTCATCGGCCCACATTGGGATCACGTTTTCGATTTGCTCGTCAGGTCCAGGCTGAAACTCCGACTCGTTACTGGCTGGGGCGCCGAACCCAAAAACGAGCCGCATGCGATCCTTGATCAAGCGGTCCATGAGCTCGGTTGCTCGGTGCTCGGACACCACCCCGGTAAAGGTTCCGGCACTACCCCGAGTTGGATCAAATTGATCAGCACGCTCCAGCATGCTGACGACTAACTCCTGCTGCACGTCTTGCCGATCCTCGGCGGAAAGTCCAAGACGAGCAGCCAATCGGTGCGCACGAGTGGCGGCCGCGTTTTGTACCGCCTGGAAGAATGGGTCGTTGCTCGCTTTCATGGCCAAACACCTTTTCGTACTGCCCCGGGGTGGGCGTTATCTGAAATTTCAGGCGTAGGCATCCCCCTGGCACGTCAAGGTGCCACTTATGCGCAACGCAGGATTTGGGAACGCAAGGCGGGACATCCGCCTGCGAGAGGCGCCTGGCCAGCCCTTCGAGCAGGCTGCCGGCGCGTGTTACCCGATTAGCTCTCTGGCGCTTTCATGGGTTCCATGTCCTTCGCACCTATTTCGATTGCGCGGGTCTGGAGTTGCCGGAATAAGCCATCTTGGATCCGGTCCCTGAGGGTCCAGACCACCTTGTGCGGGTTGAACAGCAGCACGTAGTGGTAAGGGCCTGTCGGCCCATCCTTGGCGTCAATGAAGCCGAGTTCGACCAAAACGCGCATCCGGTCCTTCCAAGTGCTCAGAGCACGTTCCCCGGAATAATTTGCCTCTGCGGCCAAGGTCATCGGATTGTCGATAACCAGCAGGGAATGATCAAAGGTCCGGCACCACAAACCGAAGTAGGCACGGCCTGCGGGCTTG